CTCCGGGTGTTGTGGTTCAAATCAACCAAGACATTCAGAAGACAGCTACTATTGCTATGTACCAGGTCGAAGGCGACAACACAGGTCAAATCTCTGTTGGCGTGTACCCAAGCGGTGCTTGGACTGTGGCCACATTGCAAACCAGCCTGCAGGCATTGGGCAACGTGCAGATCACTTCTAGCGATGGCACAGTTACTGGTGTTAACGTGTCCGGCACATTGGTCACAAACCCAGGCTTCAAACTAGCCTAATCAATTCTAAATTGATAAAAAACCCTGGATTAATTCCAGGGTTTTTCTTGGCCGTTAAATACAGGCCATGGCCCATCAAATAAAATGCAAAACACTTTTTGACATCACCGCAACCGGGGTGAGAAGTCACTACAAAAGTTCACGCATACCCTTTGTTGATGATAGCGGAACCACCATCAGCAATATCGATGACTGGCATCATGCTAGAAATCAACAACGAAATTGGGAAACATTAAACCAATTGATCTCGTTGCGAGTGTTACCAGATGACATAACAAATCCGGTGATTGTCACGCACGATACCACACAATACTGGCAATTTGATTTTGTTATTGAATCAATTGAAACCATTACATTAGCAGACAATCCAGTGGGCGCACTGATTCAAGACTGCCGTGATGTTCCTATGATTCTGGATCTAACAGAATCTAGTCAAATTGTCTCTACTCTAGTACCCGACGGTGTCAATCCGAATATATGGTTCTGGTGTAATCCCGCTAAATAAAAAAAAGGATTTGTATGTCTGATGCTACAGAAATAGAGAAGAAAAACCTTGAAGCCCATGTTGAGCTCTGTGCCGAGAGGTATCGGTTTATTGAAGAAAAACTAGAGTCTCTTGAAGGAAAAATTTCAAGTTTGGTAGCGTCTATATCGTCAGTACAACATACAGTTGAAGCAATGGCATCTAAAAACAATGATCGTGTTGTTACCTGGGGAGTTGGTATCATTGGCATTTTGGTTGCAGCATGTTCATATCTGTTGACCCAGTACGTGTTTAAATAATCACACCAATGATCACTCAGACAACATTCAACCGCCTAGAACAGCTTTTGTCTGCCGACTATGAGTTGGCCAAGAACAACATGATTATCAACACTGGTCAAGGATACGAAGTCTTTGATCGATATACTATTATTAAAAATATCGACACAGTTGAAGTTAAAAAACGTCACGGTGAGACACTGTGTTTTAACAATATCAGAACAGCCCTGAGCTGGTGCATTGCAGACAAATATAGACAACATCGTCTAGCAGATGAAATCACTCTGCTAGACACTAAACGCCGCCGTCTCAGAGACGATGTGAGTTTTTCTTCCCAGTTAACAAAAACGTTTCGTAATCCAGAAATACGCGAAACTGCACTAACCAAATTAGAAGCTAAAAAAGGGCTTTTAAAGACAGTTGAAATCGGACTAGACAAATGTGCCGATTTGGCTAAATATTGGCAAATAAGAGGATTTAACGATGAAATTGAACGAACTAGGCGCCCTGCGTCAAACAAAGACAATCGCCAAAGTATTCGAAACACACCTAGGTAAACGCCTGGCGGTCGAATCTATGAACCCTATGCAGGCACAACACATGTTGCGCCGTGTACGTTCACTGGTGAAAGAAGCCAGATCTACTCCGGACTTTTATCAAAGTCAACAAGATCCTAGCTACCTAAAGCTAATCATGATGGAGCAAGCTCTGCAAAGTCATCTAGCTGAAGTGGGAGAAGCACCAATGGCAATTGATGTCAACGATGCCAAGACCAAGCAGACTATACAAAAAGCCAGCAATGGTCAAACGCTAAATCCTGAAGAGCAAAAAACCATGACTGCAATTGCTCTCATGAAAAAGGAAGGCGCAAAAACAAAGCGCATGGTCAAGGAAAGCGAAATTCAAACTGCACAAGTTGTTTTGGCCAGTCAGGACATGTTGGATCGTGTGCAAAAAATGACTGAAGAAATTTCTGAAATGCAGTTTAAAGACTTGCCAGCATTGACTGATAGTATCAAAAACGACATGGGCACTGAACAGGCCACTGCATTCCAAGCACAAGCAAGTGCGGCACTTAGTACATTGCTCAGCGCAGTACAGCAAGGCAAAACACAACTTGAAGCAGCTCAAGCATCAATTACTGGTACAGCTCCAATTGTACCTGGTGAGGATGACGCCGCGGGAGATACTGATTTTTCTGCATTGGATCCTATGGCAGCCCCTGATGCAGAAATTGACGCAGAAGTTGATGTTGATGTTGAGCCTGAACCTGATGACAACACCGAAGTTAAATCGTCACTAGGTCGTGAGCGCCGATAATGCGAATAGATGAACTAACAGCCCCTGTTGATTCTGCCAGACTGGCTGCATTAGCTGAATTTTTGCTAGGAAGAGCATCTGATTCAGATGCCCCCAAAACAATTTCAACTGATGCATTTATTCAATTGGCTCACGGCATGGGTATTAGTTTATCACGTCAGCAACTGATGACATTGAGCCAACAACCTCCGCTGAGTGGGGTGATAGCCAATGTTGAACCAAATGAAATACAGTTTCGTGGTGCCGAACCCGAGGTTGACGATTCTGACATGAGTGTTGACCAAGCCCGGGCCACGGTAGATAAGATGGCCAAACGTGCAGCTAAATCTTGACGCAGACCGGGTAATAATACCCAAATTAGAATTTTATATCACAAATGTTTGCAACTTGGCTTGTCCAAGTTGTAATCGTTTCAACGACTTTGATTTCAAAGGTTGGCAAAACTGGGATGACTATGCTGAGACTTACTCTAAATGGGCCACCAAAATCAAACCTGAGCAAATAGTCATACTCGGTGGCGAGCCTTTGCTAAACCCATCTCTAATCAAGTGGGTAACTGGAATCAATGCTATTTGGGATTGCAACGTACAAATATTAACAAACGGGTATCGTCTCAATCATGTCAGTGGGTTATATCAATTGTTTTTAAAAAACAAAAGTGAGTATTCAGCAGTGCGTAACCTACACACTCGATCCAATCACACCATGGGCAACTGGCTAGGTGTCAGTTTACACAACATGGCAGAATTTGACGACATTGATAAAATAATTAGACAATTTCTGCAAGGTCGGGCTGAGGTTCTTATTGGGCGTGATTTAAATCCCTTCAATGCCGACTACTGTTACGTAGATAATGAGAATAAGATTAGAATTCCAGTCTGGATTCAGAATGAGTTTTTGCCAAGTGCAATAACCAAACATCCTGACGGTAGTTATTCAGTTTGCAACAACAACCCAATTCAGGCACATGACGGATGTGGGTTTGCTACGAACAAAAATTATCATTTCATACGCGGTGCGTTGTACAAATGCGGCCCAGTGGCACTGATGCCAGAATTTGACCTTCAACACAAACTAACATTGTCAGATTCGGACCGGGAATTGTTACACAGCTACCGGCCCCTTACCATTGATGAATTTGACCAGTCTGGGCGTGAGTTTTTGGCCAACATTGATAACGTAATACCTCAATGCAAATTTTGCCCAGTTGCTGGCAAATCAATAATGATTCACCCAGTACAAAAATCCAAACGACCCAAGTAGTAAATACACATACTGATTGTCGCCCAAGATGGTTGACTTTGTAGTCGGCAGGTAGTATACTTGTAGCTAGCAGCCTTTTAAAGGAAACGTTATGAAAAAAATACTTTTAGCATTGTCATTATTGGTATCTGCATCACTGGCAACAGCACAAGATGTCTATGTGGTAAACGTGCAACCAAGATTTGTCACTGTGCAACAACAACAATGTCATGTTCAGGAATTTTATCGCGAAAGCAACACAGGCTCTGGTACCATTGGAGCCGTGGCTGGAGGATTGCTAGGCAGCACACTTGGTAGCAATCGAAATGATCAAGTGGCAGGCACTGTGATTGGAGCATTGATAGGCGGCGCCATTGGCAATGAAGTTGGGCGAGATTCAAATAGAATAGAACAAAGACAAGTGTGCCGATTTACTCCTGTTCAAATTCAACAAGGTGAAATAGTTACATTTAACTATCGCGGACGAATGTTTACTCAAACATTTAACAGTAACTAATAACAGGAGAGCACAATGGCTTACAGTGAAAAAGTAGTTGATCATTACGAAAACCCACGCAATGTGGGCAAAATGGATATTGATGATACTGTGGGCACTGGCATGGTTGGTGCACCTGCTTGCGGTGATGTAATGAAACTACAGATAAAGGTTGACCATGTTACAGGTGTTATTACAGATGCAAAATTTAAAACGTATGGCTGCGGATCGGCTATCGCGAGCTCAAGCCTCGTTACAGAATGGGTCAAAGGAAAAACACTCGACGAAGCAGGATCAATCAAAAATTCCCAAATCGCCGAAGAACTAGCCCTTCCCCCAGTCAAGATACATTGTAGTATTCTAGCAGAAGATGCTATCAAGGCCGCAGTGGCCGATTACAGAAGCAAACACTGATGATTTCAATAACTGACAAGGCAGCTTGCAAAATTAAAACATCTTTGGCCAAGCGTGGATCAGGCCTGGGCATACAAGTTGGCGTCCGCACTACTGGTTGTTCGGGCCTTGCCTATGTGTTGGAATACGTGGACAATCCTCATTTGCACTGTGTTCAACATTATGACAGCAATGGTGTGAGAATTTTTATAGATCCCAAAAACAAGCCGTATCTTGACGGAACAGTTATTGATTTTGTGCGCAACGGACTAAATGAGGGATTTGAATTTAGCAATCCAAATGAACGTGACCGTTGTGGCTGTGGAGAAAGTTTTCGAGTGAAATGAACAATTACTGGCAACGCGGATATATACCCAAAATATCTTCTAGGTGCGGTGCCACTTTGTTTTGGTCTGGAACTGATACTGAGGAAAACTTTAAAAAATCTCCCAAGCCTGGATACACCAAAACCTCCATTGTTTACAAATACAACAGCTATGGATATCGTACTAGAGAGTTTGACCTAACCAATTCAATTCCAAGTATTATTTGCATAGGATGTAGCTTTACTGAAGCAATAGGAATAAACTACGAAGACAGTTGGGTTGCACAGATTGAAAAGAATTTCCCACAACACGTAGTTTATAATTTTGGGGTTGGCGGAAGCTCAGGTGATGCAGTTGCTCGCACATTATACAATATCAGTGGAGTAATCACTCCCAGCATTGTATTTGTGCTATGGACAGATATCTACAGGTACGAACAATATCAAGAATTAAAAATAGCAACAGTGTATCCACATGTGCAAAATGGATACACTCCAACAATGTTAACAGATGAAAATTTTAATAACATACGACAGAGAAATCGTGCCATGGTAGGACTACTTGCCACAGTTAATAATTACACAGTCTACGAACACAACATACATGACTTTGACATGAGCATTCATGACCAAGGACGAGACGACCACCCGGGACCACAATGGCATGCTGAAATGGCCAGAACTTTTTTAAAAAAATATGATCAACACAAGATATAACTATGCACCGCTTAATCGAACAACTGTTGAAGGAAAGCGACACTATTGTTTGCCTGACGGTTCTAAAGTGCCCAGCGTTACTACCATCCTAGATCGCACCAAGCCTGAGGAAAAACGTCAAGCTCTTGCTAACTGGAAAAAGAGAGTAGGCGAAGTCAAGGCGCAAGAAATTACCACAGAAGCAGCCAGCCGAGGCACACGAATGCATGCTTATCTTGAGCACTATGCATTGCAAACAGATATGAAGCCCTTGCCTGGTAATCCCTTTGCTCATCCCAGTTGGTTCATGGCCGCAGAAGTTATTCTACAAGGCTTGTGCAATGTGGATGAATTTTGGGGAGTAGAAGTTCCTGTGTACTACAGTGGGCTTTACGCTGGCACAACAGACTGCCTTGGTATTTGGAAAGGGCAACCTGCAATTATTGATTTTAAGCAAACAAACAAGCCCAAAAAACGTGAGTGGATTGACGACTATTTTATTCAACTTGCAGCCTATGCAGCCGCACACAATCACACTCATGGCACAGACATAAAAACAGGGGTGATCATGATGGCCATGCAGCCAGCTGAGTTACCCGACGGATCACTGGATAAACCTGTGTATACAGAGTATGTGATCAAAGACGATGAATTTGCACACTGGCATAACGAGTGGCTCAAACGGGTTGAAATGTATTACTTGGTCAGCTAAATACTGACAAATAGAGGAATTCCAAGTGGCTATAGTACAAATCTCCCAGATTACGCAAAGAAAAGGGTACTCCGAAGACCTGCCGCAGTTGGCCGGCGCTGAATTGGGCTGGTGCCTAGACACACGCCAGCTATTCATTGGTAACGGTACCTTACAAGATGGTGCCCCGGTTATTGGCAACACCGAGGTACTGACTGAATTCTCAGACATCACAGTTCTCACCAATTACACCTACAAAGACATAGCAGTGGGATACGAGGCTCAAACCGGCGAGTCACCATCAAGCCCGATTGTGCGTACACTACAAGCCACGCTGGATGACTATGCTAGTGTGCGAGATTTTGGTGCTATTGGTGACGGACTAGCTGATGACACTGCGGCAATCAACCGAGCCTTGTTTCAATTGTATTGCCGAGAGACCAATACGCAGATTCGTCGAAGTTTGTTTTTCCCAGCCGGTACTTATAGAACCAGTTCACCCATTGTAATTCCTACCTATGCCAAACTAATTGGTGAAGGCGCCGACTGTTCAATCATTTATTTAGACACACAAGACAGCAGTGTACCTGCGTATGTGGCACAGTATGGTGATAGTTTACAACAGACTGGGGTAAACATTGGCACCAACGGAGCAACGCCGCCAAAGCACATTGAGATAAATTCAATGACTTTTCAATCAGCTGAATCAACTGATGTTTTCCTAGTTGATCGCGCATCGCAGTGTTGGTTTGACAGTGTGTATTTTGTTGGTGCCTTGTCCTTGACAGACGTTGAGAACTCAGGAATCACCCCATTACCAAACAATGCTGCGGTGAGATTCGCCAGCGACGGAGTGTTAACCTGTACTGACATTACATTTGACAAATGCGGATTTACTAATACCACTTATGCATTTAACACCACCGCAGGCATGT